GACGTTGAATTACAAGTGTTTGAAATACCTAGTGGCTTAATAATTCCTGACATTATACTCTCCCATCTGGACTACCGAAAGAAGCACCATATGTCATTGGTACGTCGGCTTGTTCTTTTTCCATTTTCTTTTTCTTTTTCTTTCCACCTTCAAGCATTGGTATAGCTAGATCTTCATTAGTAATTTTATCAACTGCCTTATCAATACCCTTACGACGATTCAACAATTTACGAGTATCATTTAGATCGCCTTTACCAAGATTATATTGGCGTTTTGCTAAATCTCTAGTAGCACCTTTAACATAATCTCCGTATGTTTTATCTTTAAGTTCATCAATTTGTTTAGATTCTTCTTTTAACGAATCCATATAGTCAGCAACAGTATCCAAATAATCAGACCCCTTAGTAATTTTTGACTGAACCCAAGCTTCTAATTGCCCCTCGCCCTTTAGATGTTTCATAAGACGTTCAACAGCACGACCAGCAGTTTCTAATTCATTGCGAGCCATTTCAAATTCAAAATCAGGTTCTTCATTTACCTTTTTTTTTTCAGGATGCTTACTGTAGTAGGCACCTAATGCTCTATTAATACGCTGCTTTTTTGAATCACCTGCAAACATTTTATTTTTGCTATGTACAAAATCGCTAATAGTTTCACCAGCGGTTGTTGACTTAGTTAAAACTTCAGATAAACCCTTCTTACCACTTAGTAGAAGTTTTTTTTTACCAGACGTACCACAACTGCAACTTTCTTCCATCTTACCGCAAGATTCACACTTCATCTTAGATTCATAAACACCTTCTTTTTGTTTATCATACTTAGCTTCTTTGGTCTTACCCTTATAGACATCATCGCCATTACCTACACGATCAGCATGCTTTTCAATTTCATGATCAGCAACAAGATCCCTTTCAGCCTTTGCCTTGGGTGCGTAATCAACTCCTGGGTTATCACCAAGTGTTAACTTTGAAGTTGATGAACTCTTAACACCCTTAAGATCAAACTTAGTATCTTTTGGAGCAACGCTACGTAATGGCTTTGACATCTTATTCTTCCTCTGAGTTATTTTCTAATTCTGGTTCAGGAGTATAACCATACATTTGTTGCGCTACTTGAATTTTCTTATCATTAATTGCTGTTTGTAGCTTACTAATAATTAAATTTCCAAATGCATCTTCAAAATCTAATGGCTTTTGTTCCATAGCAGTAGTAACTAAATCTTCTAATTCATATTTATAATTGTCTGTCATTTCAATCTATTCCTTATTGTTGCTGACCACCAAGGTTAGAAGACATCTGTTTGGCAATTTCAGGATTCTTAGCAATAATCTGAACTGCTTGTTTATAAGCAGACTGTTCTTGCATTGAACGATTGTCAACACCTTTCTTCTTCATTTGGTTTACAGTTATTAACGCCTGTCTAACTTGTTCGTATTTACCTTGGTCTTCAGGTGACTGCTGATCTTGAGAACCATCCATCTGCTGCATTTGCGCATTGTGCTGTGCAATCATTTGCATATTCTGTTCTATGGCTGGATTTACCCAACGTGGCTCTTGTGCTTCGTTCTCAGTATTAATGTTTACATCTTCTTCTGCAACAACATTGTCACTCTGCTTAAGAATATTTTTACGAATCCAATGATGAGAATAATACTTACCAGCCATATCTTGGAAATTACGAGCAAGGTTAACTCTTGCTTCTGCAATTTCGTTATCTTTAAGTTCTGTAAAGTAATTGTCTTTAGCAAAATCAAAACGTATCTTATGAGCAAGATCGTTATATTCTTCAATAGTCATAATGCCTTTAAGAACTAATTGTTTTTCTAACATCTTAATGAAAAGATGAGAGAATCTACTTCTTAAACGTACAATAAAACGACCGAACTTTAATTCGTCGCGAGTAATTTCTGTTGCTCTACCAATTGAGAATAGAGCATCTGAATTTAAACGGGAAACAGGAACGTTCAAACACTGAAGAAACTTCTTCTGAAAATAAAGAACGTCATCCATTTGCCCAAGTGTTTGACCGCCTGGTAGGGTAGTAACCTCCGTACCTCTACCACCTTCACGACGAGGAAGCCAATAGTCTTCTAACATCGTCATAAACTTGCGGTCATCTCTAATAGCACCAGTTTCGGCGTCATAAATTAAGCGATTCTTATGCTTAACCATAATGTCACGCACATACTGCTCGGCTTTCATCTTAGGTAGATTACCAACATCAATATACCAGATACGACGTTCAGGTGCACGAGCAAGTCGGTAAATGACCAATGCGTCTTCCAGCGTGCGCAATTGATTAAGAGCCTTAATTGCCTTATGTAAATAGGAAAGAACCATTGTACCTTGATTATCAGTTAATCCAGATACAACGTGTAGGATAGAGTCCTTAGCAATTCTTAGACCAGTTGTTGCTGGTCCTGTAGTCTTATTGCCGTAACTAAATCCCTTATCATTAAATATAAAATATTCGTTGACGGCTTTAGTTATAGAAGCATCGCCGCTTGCTGCCGAAGCATCAATTCTTTTCTTAGCTACTTCTCTAACCTTACGAATTTTACGAGGATCAATGTAACGAAGTTCTTTAATACCAGCCTTTGGATCTTTGTCATCAACGATAACGTGGTAGTATAAACGACCATCGATATACCAACGACGGTAAATATCATAAGCGTGTTTGCTAAAATCCATTATCTGTAAGCAATTATTAAACTCATCACGAATTGCTTTTTTTACATTTTCTGAAACTGCTATATCGTCTAAGTTAACATCAACAATTTGTTTTTCATCAATAGACATTGATTCATTTACAATTTCATCAACTGCTGAATCACATTCAGGCTGCAATGCCATTTCGCGATACTTAGTAACTAACTCTGCTTCTGTTCTAACTGTCCCATCAAGATCAACATACGTGCCAAAAGAACCACCTGCAGCAACGACAACAGCACCATCGTCTGTTTCTTTTGGAGCAAACGATGGTATCTGATCTTGTTTATCTTTTCTTCTTAGTTCGAAACCGAATAATTCTGCCATTTAATTCTCCAATGGGAAAAGGGATAATCCCTTTCCTTCAACATAATATTGATATTTATTAACCTGGACCAGACGAGCCATCAGTCAAAGCCTGATCGATGTAAACGTTAACACCACCAGCCTTCTTATCAGAAGCTTCAACATTAGGAATCCAGTAATCGTATGAGAATGTTACAGGGAAAGTTTCCATAGTATTCTGTGAATCCCAGTCAAGAGCAATAGCTCCGATCTCAGTTGGGAAAGCCCCAATGATATCATAAGATCTAATGATACCACCATCCTTAGAATATTGAATAACAGTTAAATCAGTTTTATAGTTTTCAAAATTAACAACTGGATCACGAACGTTTGAAACCAAACGATTGATTGCATTTGACCACTTTTCGAACATAGCACGAACAGCGAAGTCTTCGTCATTCATTACATTAACCTGCCAGTCTGCAAATGAACGATCACCAGCGAGTTTAATTTTACGACCAAAATAAGGAACATCAAAACTTCCAACAGTAGATGCAGGAAGTTCAGCTGTACGGCATACGAACTCAAATTTTTGGGCGGAAATGTTGTCAATACCAATACCCTGTGGAATTGATAGTTGAACATTGAAGAGAGATGGTCTGGCACCACCGTATACCAGACCATTGTATTTGAATGAATTAATATTAAATGGCATTGTTTCTACTCCTTCTGAGTTTTATCTATTTATTAGAACTTGCCAACTACTTCGGAGAATTGAACACCAGTTGCCACAGCGACAAAGTTCAACTGAATGAAGTTAATCGAACGAGCTGGCTTAATATAGATATCACCCACAAACTGGTTAGAATCAATAACCTGAGGAGTATTGTTAGTTTCGTCGCAAACCACCTTGAAGTCAGTGATGCCACGACGACCCTGAATATTTCTCAGATATGGCTGAATGAGATTCTTAAACTGTGCTCTTGTGAACGCATCGTTAAACTCGAACATTGAGTATTTAGCTGCAGTTGCAATTGCCTTTTCAAGAACAATAAACAATCTACGAACATTGATACGATCAAATGCGCTTGGTTTTGCCTGAAGGGTCTTATCACCATAAAGAACAGTTCCTTGACCCTGGAATGTTACAACTGGGTTGATGCCGTTGCTGTAAAGAACATCTCTTTGTGCCTTATTTGGGTTATAAGAAAGTCTAACAACATTCTTAATCTGACCACGATTAAGACCAGCTGGTGACCACCAAGCGTCATTTGTCTGATCAGTACGAGCGCATAGACCAGCAATGTCACCGTTAAGTGGAACCCAACGATATACGTCATTATAACGATCATACTGATACTTGTATGAAGAATCAAGTTCGCCATAAGAAGTGCTACGAAGAGCGCCACGCCAAGCCTTTAGCTTATCAGTTTCATCGCCGAATGAATTAATAGTTAGTGATTTATCAGGTGAGATAAACACAACACAATCTTTTCTTACTTCAACGATATTATCGATAATGTAGTTAGCTACCTGGAAACCTGATACTGTAAACCCACCTATTACAGTAGTTCCTCCAAGTGGACGCCCTTGAAGAACAAGAGAAATATCAACGTCTTCAGCTGACTTGAATAGATCATACGCAGCTACAATTGAAGAATATGCAAGATCGTTAGATTCATCATAACCATCTGTACCGAACTTAAAGTAGTAATCACCAACAGATGTTGCCTCAGAAGAAGTAACAAAAGCAGCATTACCAGATGGTGCTGCGATAAGATCGTTAGCAACCCAGATATAAGAAGAACCCTGATTGATTACATCCTTGTAGTAATTACCAGTGTTATCATTATTCTTAGAATCTGTTGCTCTTGAAAGACCCTTGTAGACTTCAAGAATAGATCCTGGAATACCAGAGAACTTACCACCTTCGTCAACAATTACAATGTGAAGTTCGTCTTGAGCTGCAGTATTACCATGGTTGAATACATAAGAAGACTGACCAGGAGCAGAATCTACGGCACCAAAGAATTCCCACTTTCTTGTAATTTCAGAAGTTGTATATGGTACATGAAGGTTATATGGATCCTGCAGTTTAAATGCAACCATACCATTTGTAGCAGAGTAAATTTGACTGTTACAACTTGTTGCTGATGAAATATTTACTACATCACCACCTAATTTTTCAGAAATTTTAAATCCTGAAGAATTAGCAAAAGTAACATAATAATTTTCACCATTAGTTAATCCAGGGAACGCATCATTATCTTCATCCACAACATATGTAACTAACAAATTAAGATAAAAATCATTCTTAACAGCAATAAATCCTGTTTCATAATCAATAGGATAACCATTAGGTGCTGTGGCTGTTATCGCAATTGCAGCATTAGACATACTAATTGGATTTGTATTTGTATCTGTTGATGTAATAACATCATTAACCTGCAAATACTGATAACCGATTTGTGAATTACCAGCTAAAATTTTATCACCAAGAGAAAATTTTGATGCAAAATTTGAAGCATTTGCATTATCAGCAAATCCCTGAACAATAGCGTAAGTGTTTCCAATTCTTGTTACTAAGTTAGTATTTGCAGTAGTATCATCAGTCATATCTTTATGAGGCATAATACTGTTTTCAAAAGCAGAAGCTGTATCGCAAACAGAAACACGAAGAGAATTACCTATTGAACCTGGATACTTAGCAACATAAAGAACTTCAGAATCAAAAGTTCCATCCTTAAGGATATAATCGTTTTCATTTCTAATGATTTGATTTACAAGGTTTGAAACGATCCCACCGCTTGATAGCGCAACAGCTGAATATGTTGTTCCTGGTGTTGCAAAATAAAGAGTTAAATCAAATCCAGCAGCATATCTTAAATGGTGACCCATTTCATTTAATCCTGGTGATATTAGATTAATTGGAGAACCATTAAAAGTTTCAGATAACTGGAAAGAGACACCAACATTATCAGTAATTACAGCATTAACAATATAATAATATCCATTGTTTGTGAGACCATGAATGACTGTGTTACCATCATCAAATGTATACTTAACTCTATCGCCATCCTTAAAAGGATGATTGTCGATAGCGAAACGATCATTAAAAAAATCTATGTCAGTTGAAGGATTCGTTGTTACATTTACTGGCGCACCAGCTGGGGCATCATAGTTGTAAATTTCTGTAGAAACAGTGATAGAAGTTGAATTTACACTATTAATAGTGTATGTCTTATTAGTTTTAACCATTGTATTGTTACTTGATTGTGTAACATACATACCTGCTTCAAAACCTAGTGTTCTTACGTCAACATCTGTATTAGCATAAACTAATACATTATTTCCTACAGTAGAACTAGCAAGTACTGACCATGAATCGGCTGGTGTTGGAACAGCGCCAATAGTATTGGCAGCACGAGAAACGTAAAGACTATTTCCATACGCTAAAAAGTTAGCAGCAGTAAACCATGTTTCTGAATTAAAATTAGTTGGCTTACCAAATCTCTTAAGAAGAGTTGATTCAGAATCAACTAGAATTCTTTCTCCAACTGGTCCCCAACGGAATACACCAGCGATCGCACCAACCGATGTGGAAACTGCAGGTACTACTGTTGTTAGATCGATTTCAGTAACGTTAACGCCTGGACTTAATTGAAATGCCATTTTAATTTCTCCTATGATGCGAGAATCTGCCGATTCATTTTATTCTTATTTATTAAAAGTCATCTCTTAGATTCCACATCCAACTGTCAGGTACGAACTTCTCAATTATATCAGGTTCCGCCATATCTCCTCTACCATCGTCAAAAAATCCAAATGGAGCCATATCTTGTTCCATATCTTCTTCTGTCTTTTCCCTTAAAGACATTAGAGTATTAATGTTTGTGTAATCTTTAAAATACTGTTGTTCAGATAACCAAGAAAACAACACCAAACACATAACCAAATCATCGTGTTTACCAGATTCAGCTTCATAAGAATTACCCTTTTTAGAAAAAGTAGATAATTCATTAATAGTATGAAAATCATTAACAACGAATTGATTCTGTTCTATCAATAATTTCAATATTGAACAACCGATAGACTTTACTATTTTAGTCGTTCTAATACCTTTATCTACATTCGCCCCACCAAATCCGCTGGTAATTCTTTTTCCACTTCTACCTGCATTTTCAGTAAACAATACGTTCTCATATCCAAAATCATAATGTAAACTATGCGATACTTGTTCACCAATATCATTTACTTCAACAAGTACAGATGCATTATTATACGCCTTTGCACTTCTGTGTATAATATCCGCATAATCAATTGGTGATACAGAATTATTTCTGAATACACAAGCCTGTTGATATGGCATTGAAGTAACATCAACTAATTGAAAGGCTGAATAGTCTAAACCTTTACCTCTAGAAACGTCACATACCATCATATAAACATGTTCTTTAATTGGTTGGAAAAACTGTATCATCCCTTCTCGTTCTAATATTGGGTTCTGGTGTACCATTTCTTTTAATTTCCAACCAGCTATAAGCGTACCAGAGCTACCAAGAAATTCGCAGTTGTATTCCTGTTCAAATTTTTCTGTATCAAAGTTCATAGCAGCAAGAGTATCAATGCGCCAACGTTCATCACGACCAGGAACGTTTTGCCAATTTACTCTCATGTATGCATACTGATTTCTTTTCTCAATAGAGTTTAACCAAATACTGTAGAAGTGGTTCAATCCATTTGGTGTAGAAACAAGAATAATTTTTGATTCATTACCAGAAGAAATAGTTGGGTAAACTGAAGTGAAGAACTCATCCCAGTTCTCAATGAAGGCTGCTTCGTCGATAAACAGTAGGTTGATAGAATAACCACGGATCGCATCAGTTGAAGTAGCAGCTGCAATAACACGGCTGTTATTTTCTAATTCAAACGAACCTTTGTTCCATTCTTTAACACCCTGCTGAAGCCATTTAGGTAGATGTTGGTAAGCGAGCTGGACACGCCCAAGAATTTCACGAGCCGTGTCGCCTTTGTTAGCAAGAAGAGCAACAGTTTTATCAGCATGAAAAATAATATACCAAAGAATAAAAGCGCAGGTTGTAGTTGATTTACCAGCCTGACGAGCAGTAGTTACAATATTAAAACGATTAGCTGCAAAAGAAGTTATCATTTCTTTCTGGTAATCATACAGCTTAAACGAAATCAAACCTTCGTTAATACTGATAATTTTCATATATGTTTCGGTAAAATAAACTGGATCTTGAGAACACTTAATGTATTCTTGTACGAGCTCCGGAGTCCATTCTATTGATTGATTAGATTTCTTAAGGTTTATATTACCTTTATAACCACCAACAATTCCATTATGATCCATATTACTTCTTCATATCCGCTATTACTTTTTGTAGTTCGGCTGTTGAACCAACAAATAAATTATTAGTTACATTCTGAGCTTTTTCATGCATTGGAGAATCTGAAATATTTATCTCGCGAATTTTAGTTTGCAGTTGAAGTAATTCTTTATTAGCATTAACCATAGAATCCATAAGTTTTGCAAGAACTTCGTATGCTCTTGGGTGTTGAGATTGCTCTGCAATTTCATTTAGTTTAAAAATAGCTTCGTTTCCATTTTCAATTACTTGACGAAGATTTGAACGTGCTGTTTCAAAATCTGCTTTTGCACTATTATCATAAGCAGATGCTACAATATTTGTTATGATATTATTTTTTTCAGGCAAACCTAATGCTTTACCAATTGGATCATCATCATTCATTTAATTGCTCTTGGTTATATATTTGCGTAACAAACCCGTAATCGTCTGATGCTTCAATTTCATTGTAAGGTATAGTTAAATTAATATCATTTGTTGGTTTACCGTCAACAGTTAATCCAGGTTGAATAGTTACTCTTTCTGACGGATCAGTAACTCCAACAGCATCGGCTAAATGGCCATCAGCAACTGATGGGATATAAAATGTTGTATTGATAAATTTGATAATACCAGATTTTCTAACAGGACCATAGATATATCCTTTTAGCATTAAATCTAAAGTCCAAATAATAGCTCTTCTTTCTTTAAAGTCACCATCATATTTATCTTCATATGATACGCCATTTAAAACAACAGGGATGTCCATAATAATGTTCATCTCAGGAATCAACTTAACTGTTGAAGTCCAGTCTGGTGTAAAGTATGGAAGTATCTGTTCAATGATTTTAGTTCCATCTTCTGCATTCTTAGCATAGATATAAACTTTAAAATCAAAATTATATGGAACTGGATTATATTGGTATTTAACCTTATTCGTGTCATCGCTTTTAACAACAGATTTACCAATAGTATTAAGTTTTCTTGAGCCGTCATATTTAATTTGACCCATTTCGAACGAAATCATTGGTAGTGTTGGAGTTGCTGATTGTCTAGATAGAGTTGAATCTTGAATAACACGAGCTAACATTTTATCTTTTGGACCATATGTCACTGGTACATCAATTAATGCTGTCGTTTTTCCAGTAGTATCTGTCTTAGTGATTTTGATATCATTAAACAGTGTACCAACTAGAATAACATATTTACGAATAGTCGAAAAATAAAACGTTTGACCGAAAATGGTAATTACTCCTAAATGTTTCTTTCAGCAAATGGATCAAATGCAGTAAAATCAATAAACTGATCTGACTCTTTTTGTATTTCTTCATTATCAGAACCAGGAACTAGGCGTTTGAGATCAGCTCCTTCTAATACAATATAACTACCATCTTCATCTAATAAGTAAGAAATTCCATCTTCCAACATAATTCCCCAATCTAGTTGATTGGTATCAAAGCTTTTCTGAATAGAATCAATTTCTGGAATACCAGTTGAAAATCTTTCATTACTATATTCAAACAACTCGCAAGTAAGTTCCCAAGTTTGTAATCCACCCATCTGATAAAACATTTCAAATTTTGATACGGATTTAATTTGAAAACATTTTTGGTTTAATGGGAAAAAAATAAGATCGCCTTCAAATGGTCTTGGTTGCGCTGTTAGAATATAAACGTCTTCATAAAATCTTCTTTGTGCTACAGAGAATGTAACTTGATCTCTAATCTCTATACCAAACTTAGACATAAAATTGCCATCACCTGCAAAACCATCAACAGACTTAATATAAAGCTCGAGAGGTATAGCTAATTCATAAGATGACTGATCATCTGCACCATACACAGAATCATAATTGTTTATCTTACGAGGTATATAATACATGTCTTCGCCATAAATGCGAATGGCTTCAATAATCAAATTCTCAATAAGAAGTTGCTCTTGTGAAGATTTGAAATTATTGAAGAAAAAATTAGTTGCCATTTTACCCAATCATATCTGTTAAAGG